AAACTCACTCCGGTAATCAAACGTCCCTGTCTTAATGCGGTAGACGATGTTGCTACGCAGCTCGCCAGCCATCTTCCTGTTTTTGGGTGTATCGGCTACGCCGATTGCCTCCCACCGTCTTTGCCCCACATACATGAACCAGATTCGAAGGTGGTTCTTGTTGGGAGCCACTCCTGTCGGATATCCAGACATACGCCTTCTCCTGTTGAAATGGATCTGCATTTAAGCAGATTTCTTCCTGGCAATCGCTGCTGGCTGGTTATCAATTCACTTCTCGATCGCCTTCCAGTCGTAAAAGCACATGCTGTTATCGCGCGGCGCGCCATCGGGTGAAACGTGCTTGTATTCGCGCCCCTCCATCCATGACACTTCTCGGGCAGTCTTGATGGTGTTTTTCTTCATGCCGGTGATGGTCATTAGAACGGATTCAGACACCCACTTGCTCGGCATCAGCTGAACAACATTTTCCATATCTACTCCTTTGGCGGCCAGAGCCACGCAATAATCAGGGCAATAAAAAGGGCGAGGTCAATTAAGAACTCGCCCGGTGAGATATCGTCGCTGGTGGTGGTCATGAGCCTTTGCTCAGGATAGAGAATGCAGTTGCTGCCACTCTTGGAACCTGGCCATTGCCAAGGGCTTTAAGTCTGTCCACCCCATAGGCCACATCATCAGCCACTCGACGTAATCGGGGCTGGCATTCAGGACAGGCGTTTCCTCTCCGCCATCCTCCAGATGTTGCCACGCCAGAAAGTCTTCCAGATTGTGCCTGTGATCGCCGGTCCTCGCCCGACACCATGCTATTCCATGTCCGCCCATGCTGGCCCTTGGGGTAGGCAACAAGCCAGATTCGGTCGCGGTTATGGGGCGCTCCGCAGTCTGATGCTGAAATACAACACCATTCCGCATCAAACCCCAGCGAGGCAATATCACCAAGGACCACGGCAAGTCCTCTTCCCACAAGCAGAGGTGAGTTTTCCAGCAGCACGTACTGAGGTCGAACCTCATCGATGATTCTTGCCATCTGCTTCCATAGTCCGGATCGCTCTCCTGATATTCCCGCTCCGGATCCTGCTGCTGAAATGTCCTGGCATGGAAAGCCTCCAGAAACGACATCAACAATTCCTCTCCATGATTTTCCGTCAAAACTGCACACGTCAGACCAAATCGGGAAAGGTCGGAGAACTCCATCATTTTGTCGTTTCGCCAGAACTTGTGCTGCGTAGGCGTCACGCTCAACGGCGCAAACTGTTCGCCAGCCAAGGAGGTACCCGCCGAGTATTCCTCCGCCAGCGCCTGCGAAAAGAGCCAGCTCATTCATTTATTCCTCTCATTGTCTTAATTCCTTATCCACCTGGCGCACGTAAAACGCTAACCAGCGCTTTGCTGGAAAGGTATCAGGCGGCAGGGCGGTGATTGATTTGGCGTGCTTGTCGAGAAGTGATGTGATGATGCGGTCGCGTTCTTTCTTGGGCCTGCCGTCAATGGCGCTGATGATTTCGCTCCTGCACTTACGCGCTACGGCCCTTAGCACGTTTTCAGCTACCGGCGTCATGCCACCTTTCGATGCTGCTTAGCGCGCTCAATGCGCTCGTAATCTTCCCGGCAATCCTCATCGCAGAAGCATCCCGCCGTCACCGCCTTTTCGCAGTTATAGCAGTCACCGGTAAACTGCATCTCCGGGCGCTTACGGTTCGCTAGGGCAATCTCAATCATCTGCTGCTCGCGTTCTGCTGCTTCATCAAAAGGGTCTGGATGTGTCATTTCGGTTGCCTATAGGCAATAAAAAACCCCGCCGTGGCGAGGTTTGTTGGTGCGATACTTGATCGTTTTTAAAGCATTAAAATGCCAGAGTGAGAAATAGCATAGATAATCATACTTAGCATGAGTAACGCCAAAGAAAAGAAGGCTATAATGAATAAAATATCCTTTATGTAGACGTAGCTTTTTTCTCCCTTTTTAACTCTTTCCCATTCCTCCTTTAAAACTAAATGAGATTGCTTTAATAGCTCATCAAAGTATGGCGCCATCTGTGTTGTTCCACTTTCTACCTTAATATTAAGCGTGGCAATTGCTTTCTGGAGTTGCTCTTCGTTAATTGATTTATTCCCATGATTTAAGTGCAGATTAATGCTTGCAATTACCTCATTTATTTCGTTGTTTTTTTCTTTCCTCTCCTTGGGGGTTAGTTCAGAATCAGATCTAATAAAGCCATATAAGTAAAAAAGCTTAGCAATAAGTATCCTCAACTCCTTAATCCACTCCTGCCTGAATTCTGAAACTTTATTTTCCTTAGTGATAACCATTCCTATAAACGCTATAAATCCAGCAATCAATGCTGCAATTATTGCTCCCCACGGATTCATTTTTCCTCCTTCTGATAAATCGGGTCATTGCCGCGCGGGTACTGCAGCGCAACGTTCCTGTAATGCTGCAATCTCTCCCTGAAATACTCCCTCAGCGCTTCCGGCTGCTGCATCTCCACTTCATGCGGGATAACAGGCTGATTCATACGCTCCTTGTATGCGACTCCTGACGCGGCTAAATCGACGTTAATCCTGTCGCGCTCTTCTCTGTTGCGTGCTGCTAGATTATGTGACATGGCGATGATCTCATGAGAAAAGTATATCGCTGTTCTTAATCCATGAAGGATCTATTACCTAGTTATGACGTCGAAATTAACGACTAATAGCTTTTATCAGGTGTTCATCAACATAGTCATACTGAGATTTAATCAGTGTATAAAATTCAGCCTGCCCGGGATAAATGAACATAGCATCTGCAGTAACTTCTTTAGTTTGTAGGATTGTCCTTTCCTTGAGTTCTGTCCAAACCGATGAGTGTAAAAAGCACCAGTAATTGGTTAAATTTGATAATTTCATGTGTTCGGATGAGTATCTATCAACAAAATCAATTGCGTTATGTGACAGAGTTGCAATCCTACTGATTGCGGAGTCTGTATCTTTAAGTGTGCCAGCGCTCGACACCTCCTCATTACACTGAAATGCTAAAGACTGGAGTATGCTTGTTAACCATTTCTCATTTTCAACTTGTTGCTGTTTTTTGAACTGAGCTTCCGAGCTTTCAATAGATTTCTTAGCGGCATTTGAGGATTTATAGCTAAAAAAAGCTGCAAGGCATGTTCCGGTAGCTATAGCTATATTGATCCAATCTTGAGAGTGTAGGCTCATGTTTCGCTTATCCTTATGCAAAGCAAGTTTTAGGGAGCTACTCATGTAATCGACCCAACCATTATAAACTTTACGCACATCGGTTGAGAAAATATTTTACTGCCGTTTTAGTGTTCAATACTGCCGCTAAAGGTTCACAGAGCAGGCGACAAAAAACCGCCCGTAGGCGGCTGTGAATAAGGAATTTAAAGGGATTAAATTCCCATGCGGTACTCTTCGTACGTACGAGGTTCCGAGTCACCTTCTCGGCGATAAGTAAGGAGCTCTTCCTTCCGATTCGTAACATACATCAGTGTTTCTGTTAGCTGACGTCGCAAAGTAGGATGCATTTGAGGAATGCTTTTGTCATTTAAGCCAGCCTCGATTTTGTTCATGATTTCGAGAGCCAGGCCAATTTGCTCTTCATCGATCCTGATAGCAGTGCGATAACCCTCACGGGTGTCTTGCTCGCTTTCCAACTGTCGCGTCAGTTTATCGACCTGAGCGGCATAAGCATCCAGTTGAGCCTGCACATCTGCAGGCACTTCACCCGGTTTATCAGCCAGCGATTTAAGGGCGTTGATGTTATCGATCGCCTGTTGCGCCAGGTCACTTGCAGTAATCATATTTGGTATCCTTTGAAAAATTTTAAATCAGAAAATTCAATGAGGTTAAAAAGGCCGATCAAAATCGGCCTGAAAAGGGTCCGTTAACTGTTACGGGTGTTCGTACTGCTGAAGAGTACGCGGCACCGGGTCGCCAGGCTTGCGGAACATAGCGTTGTCGTCTTTACGGCCTTTCAGATACATCAGGGCCTGCTTAGCCTGATACTGAGCGTCGTTCGAGAGGGAGCCAGCCGTACCTGCGTTAATCGCCGCTACAACTTTGGTCAGAATTTCGACAGCCTCATCGGCAAGATTGAGATTGAGGAATCCTACGCTAACGCCTCGCTGAATAAGGTAACCAGATAGTACAATCATAAATAGCTCGTTATTTTATCGTGGGCGATTTACTTTTCCCGAGGCTGGGGATATGATTCCTAACAGTGAAAGCTACGTCTTGTTGTTGAGCGGCAACAAAACAGTCCGCTGTTTCTAGGCGGACACTAAAAGCCCTGCAGTTTAATGCCGTGGGGCTTTTTTTATAAAGTTGGCCCTTTACCTGACGATAAAACCTCTATCAATCTTGGAGGTTTTATATGTTAGAACTGCTTACCCCTTACATCACAGAGCTGAACCTGAAAGTTCTACTAGCCGTTGGTGGTGCTCTAGCTTCAATCGCAGCAGGTATATGGGCTGTTGTTATTTTTTTCCATAAAGCGATCACTGAAAGAGAACAGAAAGAATTTGACCGGTACAGAATGCTGATAAAAGACCTAAATATTAGTGAAGATGGAACTGAACCTTTCATTGACTTCCAGTTGGCTGCTGTTTATCAAATGCGTTTCTATAGGAAGTATTATCCACGGTCGCTTTGGATGTTAAATCGCTTGAAGCTTCAATGGGCTGCAAATGACGCACAGCGATTAGCTAATTCCGATGCGCCTAAGTACGCCTTAAAGCATTTTGAAGAAATTGATGAGACAATTATTTTTATAGGTCATAGGAAAAGCATCTTAGGGTGCTTAATATTTGGCATACCCAATCTCTTCTACATTTTTTTCCGTAAAAAAACCTCTTTGAGTAAGCTGAACTAATTAGCTTGAGAATGTAAGGCACGGCTTCGGCGGTGCCTTTCTGTTTTTGCCCCTGCCAATCAACATCGACTCTCACCTTTTTTCTGTGTGGCAGCGGGCGATCTTTTCTTCTGACTACCTACAGCACCGCCCGTAATCACGGAGGTGATATGAGTATCGATATGAGCAAACTGGCATCAGGCGCAGCTTACGGCGCATCTGCCGGAACAATCGCTAATGGTCTGTTGACCAGGCTGAGTCCCGATGAATGGAGTGCTGTAGGCGTGCTGGCCGGTATCCTGGTCGCGCTGTTCACGCTCGGCATCAACTGGTACTACAAGCGCAAGGCTACCCTAGCGCAAATCAAAGCCCTTCAGCGCTGGCCTACAACACCAGACATCAACGAGGATTAACCCATGGCTATGTCAAACAGCCTGCGCAATAAGCTTATTGCTGTCGCGGGTGGCGGAGCTATAGCTATAGCTACGGTATTCCTCGGCGGAAAGGATGGGGTAGAGGGCAGGGTGTACGAGCCTTACAAAGATGTGGCGGGCGTCTGGACTGTTTGCGACGGCCACACCGGCACCGACATCATTAAAGGCAAGAAGTACACCGACCGCGAATGCGATCGCCTGATGTGGAATGACCTGCAACCAGTTAAGAAAGCAGTTGATGGGATGGTCAAAATTCCACTAGGTGAATATCAGCGCGCCGCGCTTTACAGCTTCACCAATAACGTTGGCATCAGCGCATTCTCTAAATCTACCCTGCTGAAGCGGCTTAACTCTGGCGATGTGGACGGAGCATGCGAAGAACTGCGCCGCTGGATTTACGCTGGTGGACAGAAATGGCGGGGATTGATGAACCGTCGCGATATGGAGCGCACCATGTGCCTGGCGGAGAGTGCCGATGACCTTAAAGGCTAAAGCGCTCGCTATGCTCATCCTGCTGGTTCTGCTGATATTAGCCACCTCAGTAGCGTTTGCGCTTTATTACCGCGGCAATGCCATTGACTACAAGGCGCAGCGTGACACTGCAACCAGTAGCCTGAAGCAGGCCACTGACACCATCACCGATATGCAGACACGCCAGCGTGACGTGGCCGCGCTTGATGAGAAATACACGAAGGAGCTAGCAAGTGCTAAAGCTGAAAATGATGCTTTGCAGCGCAAGCTTGATCGCGGTGGTAGGGTGCTCGTCTCAGGCAACTGTCAGAAGCAAGCCATCGGCACCGCCAGCGTGGACAATGGAGCCACCGTCGAACTCTCTGACATTGCTGGACGAAACGTTCTCGGTATCAGAGCCGGAATTAAAAGCGATCAAACAAAAATAGCGGCACTACAGCAGTACATCATTGTGCAGTGCCGCAAGTAAAAAGTGAGCTATTCACTCACATTGTTTAATCACCCGACTTTGCGATAAGTGTAGCCAGCTTTTTTGATATGCACATCAAAATACTGCCCTTTTGAAGGTGCGTTGATTAGTGCCGTGTGAATGGAGGCGGGAACTCTAGAATATTGATAGATACCGCCCCCATGGAAAGCAATCTCCAAGGTGGAAGTTGCAGAATCGTAACCTACAGACTGAAGGTTTGAAGATGAAACAGGCTGACGTATCAATTGTTAACTCTCCATTAGTTGGCAAAAGCGCCACTGAAATATTAAAGCATTTTAATGATTACAACTTTGTTGACGATCACGGTCACCGTTTAGAGTTTTGCAAGGATTTTATTGATCTTGTCGGTCTAGCAGCCTATCAGCCCAAAACTGATTGATCATCACAAGGCGCATTTGCGAGTGCGTCTGATGATGGGGTAACAATTAAATGGATATAATTTTTTTGTTTGATGCAGCACTGAAAAGCTTGCTTAAGATTTTTGCAGGCACATAAGGGTCACTGTAGATATCCAAGACATCACCGCTTTCGTCAAAGCTTATATTTCCATACGTATCCAAATAGCATTTTAAAACTGAAGTATCGGTTTCTTTGTTATGCACATAGAAATCTATCTCAGCTATTAAATTTTTTTCTCTGAATACAAGTCGCTGCCTACTGAGACAGCAAAACTTTAATGCGGAAAAGTTAATTGCAAAGTGGCTGTTTTCATCAAGCTCTGCTTGGCTACAGCGACTTAAGCCGCGGTCGGACTTCCAGTAGGTCAGCAAGAGTTCATGTATGTTTTTCGATGCATCATGGAGCTGGTCCGCTTCAGAATTTAGAGGCGTAGATAGGTCTGCAATAGTTTTTATGCTCATTTGATTATCCCAAAGGTTAGCTATGGCACTCACCGACAAACAAGAAATGTTCTGTCGCGAGTACCTCATCGATTTGAACGCCACGCAAGCGGCCATTCGGGCGGGGTACAGCGAAAAGACCGCGAACGAACAGGGCGCTCAAAACTTAGCAAAACTTAGTATTCAAAACCGTATTTCAGATCTCAAATTACAGCGCAATGAGCAAGTAAACATTGATGCTGCTTATGTACTGAAGCGCTTGGTTGAGATTGACCAAATGGATGTGCTCGACATTCTGCTGCCAAATGGTGAACTCAAGCCGATTAAAGACTGGCCAAAGACATGGCGCACAACCCTGTCCGGGATGGATATCACCGAGATGGCGGGCGATGACCCCGGCTTCCTGAAAAAGATCAAATGGCCCGACAAGGTCAAAAATCTCGAGCTACTTGGAAAACACATCAGCGTGCAGGCATTCAAGGAGCAGATTGACCAAAAGGTCACCGCAACGCACAACATCATGCCTGTGCCATCTTGCAACAGTGCCGAAGAGTGGGAGGCGGTCGCACAGAAACAGCAGAGCGAGGTATTAGGCAAATGAGCTACAACGTAGTTTGGAAGCCTTTACCCGGCTCGCAATCTCTGGCGCTGAGCTGCCCATGTGACGAAATCCTTTTCGAGGGTACTCGCGGCCCCGGTAAGACCGCAGCACAACTCGCCCGATTTCGTCGCCTGGTAGGATTGGGGTATGGCACGTTTTGGCGCGGCATCATCTTTGACACAGAATATAAAAACCTTGCTGACATCATTACGCAGTCAAAGCGTATGTATCGCCTGTTTGGCGATGGCGCGAGGTTCCTCAACTCAGCTTCAGAATTGCGATGGGTGTGGCCCACTGGTGAGGAGCTGCTTTTCCGCTTCGGCAAAGAGGCAGAAGACTACTGGGATTATCACGGCCAGGAATTCCCATTTATAGGTTTTAACGAACTGACAAAGCAGCCTAATGCTGACTTTTACGAATCCATGTTCTCTTGCCGCCGATCTTCATTCAGGCCGCAGGACTACCCGCGCGACGATGGCTCACTATTGCCGAATATCCCCCTTGAGACATTCAACACCACTAACCCATTTGGCATTGGCCATACTTGGGTGAAAAAGCGATTCATTGCCCCAGCTCCACGTGGAACCATTATCCGCGACAAACAGATGGTGCCAAACCCGCAGACTCAGCAGGAAGAAGAAATAACCCTTACACGCGTTGCGATACATGGCTCGTTCAAAGAGAACCCTTATCTCGACCCGGTGTACATCGCCACGCTGATGAGCATCAAAGACCCTAACAAGCGCAAAGCATGGGTTGAAGGTTCGTGGGATGTAACCAGTGGAGGTCGCTTCGACCACCTGTGGAACGAGTCACTTCACGTTATCAAGCCGTTCACTATTCCTGAGAGCTGGGCTGTCGATCGTTCCCACGACTGGGGCGAGTCGAAGCCATTCTCTAATCTGTGGTGGGCTCAAGCTGATGGGACTGAGGCGAAGCTTCCAGACGGGAGTAAGTTCTGCCCGCCTGCTGGCTCACTCATCCTTATCGGAGAATGGTATGGCTGCCCGCCTGATGAGCTAAATAAAGGCCTGAACATGTCATCGACCAACGTCGCCAAAGGGGTTGCATGGGCAGATAAGTGTCTCGCAGGTGAAGAGAGTGATGAGCCGGAAGAAACAAAGAATCAGGGGCAAATGCATATTATGCCAGGCATCTGCAAAGAGGTAATTCCGGGTCCGGCTGATAGTGCTATTTACAACACCGCTGACAACGAACTATCCATCGGACAGAAGATGGAGAAGCAGGGAGTTAAGTGGGTGGAGTCCAACAAAAAGCCCGGTTCTAGAATTAACGGCGCATCGATTTTTGCAGACATGCTTGAAGCAGTTATTGAAGGCAAAAAGACAGAGTCAGGAATGCCTGAGAAACCAGCACTATACGTTTTCGACTACTGCCGTGGATGGATAAGCCGCGTGCCTGTTCTTGTGCGTGACGACAAGAAGCCGGATGACGTAGATACCACTCAGGAAGACCACGACTGGGATGCCACCCGATATGGGAGTAAAAGTCCGCGGCATCCGGCAGGCCCAGCAGAATCTCAACGCGCTAATTGGTGACATTCAGGGCAGGAAGACTGTCAGGGCCATTCAGAGCG